TGACCACCATAGGTAACTGCCTCTGCAATGCGAATGTCATAGAACCGAAAGTACTGATTCCCGACTGCACCATAAGCAGAGTTCAATGCAATCTTGAGAGCCATCTGTTTGTTATGTAAAGATGCAATCTGATTCTTGTATTTTGGATCTTTAGTATTCTCAAAATTCTGTTGTGCATCCAACATTCTTTTTTTGAATACAGTCCTTTCGGTGTACATACTGTACAACAACTCAGGAAGAAAACCATGTTTACTTGTGGTAAATAATGCACCATTTGGAGTCATGGTTTGTTGAGTATCCTTTAGATGATCTGTTACAGTTTCCTTGTACAACATACCATCAACGCCAGGATGATTCTCACTCATACCTTCAATAGTCTCTGGTGAAATATTATATTGCATAATCAGATGAGGATACAGACTATTCAAGTCAAAACTCACCACCCACTTATGCAAGCCAACTTGTGGATCTTTCACGTATGCACCAGCGAATGCCTCCTTCTTTTCTTGTCGAACCTGAAATGGAACCTGTATATTTTTCTCACGCAAATAATTGTAAATGATGATATCCCACATCTTCACCTGAGAATATACATCATTGTAGTTGCACTTAGAATAGTAGGCCATAGTGATCTGTAGATCGATCAACTTCATCTTATCTTCAAGAGCATCTACCAGTTCCACATCCATGATGTTGTAGTCAATGAAAGACTGATAGTCTTTTTGATACCACTCACGGAATGTTTCATACGGATTGACATTCTTTGCCTTACCCAACTCGACAAAACCAATATGATCTAATCGATAACTCTCTTGGGCCGAATAAGTGTATTTTCGATAGAGGTCAAGATAATCAAGTTGACTGATACCAACCAGATCAAATGCAGTATGTTTTCTACCCTGCCAGTATTGATCATCATTGAATACAGATCTCCAAGGAGAAAGTCTTTTGACCTCATCCTCACCAAGACGAACCTTGATTCGATTCACCAGATAGGGAACATCAAAGAAACGAGAGTTCCAACCAGTAAGAACATCTGGATAGTTGGCCTCCCAAAATCGAATGAATCTCCTGAGTAGTTCATCCTCAGTCTCACACTTAATATAAGTTACATCGTCACGATTTGTAGTATAAGGATGAAGACCAAAGACCACAAACTTTTTAGTTTGATGATTTTTGAGAGTTATGGCATTGACACGTTCAATAGGATTGTCAATTTGTGGAAACCCATTCTCCGATTCAGTTTCAATATCGATAGTTGCAACCATGATCTTACTCATGTCCCACTGGACCTCACCTTTGAAATTATCGGAGATCCACTGATATGGCCAACGAGTAAAACCATACAACATTCCAGGCTGATTGGAATACTGATCGACAAACTCCTTTGCATCCTTGACAGTATCTTGAACCATCGGAGTCAAGAATTTGCCGTCAAGAGATCTGTATTGAGTTTCTTTTCTAACTGGAACGAATAGGGTGGGTTTGAAGGGAAGGCGTTTGCTGACACGTTCTCCGTTCTTGATGCCTCGGACAAGAACAGAATTGCCGAATACTATAACATTAGTGTAAAAATCCATATATCTCCAAGTTTCATCATATAGTACCTCAATGGATTCAAAAAGTCAAGTCTTTTATCCATTCAGCTGCACATTGGGAAGAACAATACCAGAACCAAATTTTGAGTTCCAAGCATTGACTACTTCATCAACTGCATCAACAATACAGATTGTCCAATCTAATGGAATGGACACATTATCATTTTTGGAAAATGGAGGCCAGGACATGAAACCTAGACCTTGTTGTTGGGGCATAATCTGGCAAGGGTTGGCGATGGCAACAGAGTCTCCCACAACTGTTACATCTCCAACTATTTCCTCACCAGATTTGAGTTTTACTAATTTAACATCAGTCATCCTTCTTTTTTCCTATGTTGTATTTTGTTTCAAGAATCCACTCATCCTTCTCATTGAAGGAGAGTACTTTTATTTGACTCAAAGGGGCCTTAGGTTCTGGATCACCAACCAGACCAACTAAACCCCAATCACTCAAAAGACCAGCAATAGTGTTTCGTCTTTCTATATCATTATCAGTCAGACTTGATTTCTTACCATCAAGTGCAAATAGTTCCTTGAAATGTACAACATAGTACTTTCCCTTCTTGTGAAGGAGATGACAGGACTGATATAATTTTCGTTCTTTTCTCGATGCAACACCAATTCTTGATAAAGTCTCACGAACCTTCAGAAAGTCATCTGGCTCGTTTAAAGTTACTTCCAGCATATCATCTGGACTCCAATTCAATTCACCTTGCATTTCCACCTTTATTCATTTTGGATCGGATATATTCAAGATCTTCATCTGATAGTATTGTAAGGGCCTCTTGAGCCTTTTGATCACTATATCCGAAATATTCTTTCACTAAATCTAAATTATCTATTTTAGAAGTTTTCAACCAAGGAGCAAATCTCTTCCTTGGTCTAGAACTATTTAGGAGAAAGTCGAATTGAAGCTTACTATCTAAGTGGTTGTTTATATTCATCTCATTGACAAGAAAGATCATGTCAGAATGAGCATACAATGCATGGTTGATCACCCAAGATGGATATCCTTTTTCATAGTGAGGATCATCCATCAGATTTTCCTTGGTGTGATTGATAGCGTTTAGATATTCTTTAAGGTCAGCCATGTCATCCAATGTATTCAAAGTAGGGTAATGCTTCTTTCAACGTGTCACATTCACCAATTTTGTTCACGTAATATGACCTATAGGCTTCTTTCCATCTAAATCTATAGTCCTCAATCACACCAATATTAGGTCTTTCAATATCATATTTTTTGTAAACGATTGATTTGGCATCCCCCTCTTTACCATATTTTTCTAATAATTTTCTGTGTTCTTTATTATGGAGTTCAGCATTTCTACCCATCGCCTCACATCCACCAGATTGCCACCATCTAGGTTGAATACAAAATAGTTCACTTCTTCTAATCTTATATCCCCTCAATAAAAACTCAAGAGTCATCATACTATCTTCACCAACTTTAACAAAAGTCCAATCTATCTCATCACGAAATTTTGATACCTCTGCACCATTTATCATATAGCCGGTATATACATCTGTAAAGTCAGTATAGAGATGCCAACTTGGTGGTAAATTTGCACTCCTGTATCCTATTTGAATTATATTATCATTGTCCATCCAAGTATTAAATACTTCAATCATTTCACCGAAATCTTTTTCAGACATTCTTCTAGAGGTATTTTTTTGAGGAAGCCCGTAATCTTTCATATCTGAATCAAATAAATCCCATTCCCAATTTTCTCTCAATAGAAATTTAATATTTCTACGATGAAATTCTACATCATCATCAAATATAAAAAATCTAGTTTCGCCAGCATGGTAAATGATTTGTTTTCTTGTCTCTGCAATTCCAATATTATTACCTACAACTAGGTACTCTACATCATGTTTATGAAGATGTCGTTCTTGTTCCTGAACAACAAGGATGACATCATCCTTGTATTTGTCAGGTATAGAATTAAGAGTTATCTGTTCGTCTACTCTTTTGAATGTAGGGATATAAATTTTATGCATATATGACTCCGTTCATTTTTTCATTAAATATTTTTTGATACCCGGCTGGTCTGAGAAGAATACTTTCGTAATTTTTTCTATACTGTTCCAGACGATCATCATATCCAGATCTAAGTTCTAGACATTTATCTTTAAACTCTTCAAAACTATTGACTCGTTGCCATGAGTCTATATTGTAAGTATTGTTCTTATCATACTCACCCCAGACAAACGGAATCAAACCAACAGCAAGTGCTTCAACATATCTTGAAGTAGTGGCTGTCATGTCTTTCCAATTAAAACAAACTGTACATCTACCACTCTTCAGTAGTGGAAATAATTCAGACCATTTTTTAATCCACTTGTGATCTCTCTTAACTCCACTAGGAAATCCACCGATCAATACTTGAGAGAGATCTGGATCTCTGTAAACTTTCTTGATAAATTTAGATCTATCATTTTCGTCATGTTTCATTCGGCCCCAGTATACTAGATCAGTCTGGTTTCCGAACATATCCATAATTGGATTATGCAATTTTGAAATAAAATGATACTTCATGCCATGAATATTGCCAGGAAAATCAATTTCATCTATGGTTGTAAATGATGCGATATTGATCCCCTTAAACGTACCATTTCGATAGAGTTCTTCAGTATCACCTCTATCAGAACGAAACATGATAACGTGCTTCCCCTCAATGAATGGTAACAGTTCCTCAATATGAGATTGAGACTTGGCCAAGTCTTTAGGGTTCATTTGAAGATCACCATGATATCTAAATTCTGAATCAGAGGGAATTACCCAATAATCAGACTCAGCCGGAGTTCGTTTTGGTCTACCATCACCAAAAGAAACATTGTAAGTTTTGAACTGGAGATCTGTTCTAGTTTTCATCCAATTCACAAGAAGTTCAAAGAAACTGTCTAGTACAGTTTCTAGAGGCTTAGTGTAAGTAACATTAGACCTCAATCTAGCAATAGTTACTGTTTTCATCGTATAATATCAATTGAGTCTATGGAGTCTGCATTCCAGTACTCCAGTTTAGTTCTAATTCGATCATCTGATTTGAGAGATTCGTATCGTTTATAGGCCTTCTTCTTCCACCATTTAGTGATGTTTTCCAAAGAATACTTTTCCCACTGGTCAGATTTTTTCAGTTCATCAGTCTTACCTGTCAAGACATCTAGGACATTTGAATAACCATAGTCACTCATGTAGAATCTTTTGTTTGTGGTAACACTTGTGACATTACGAATGCACTCACAAAACTCATTATACTTTTCAGTATCGTGTTCTTTTAGTCCTGACTTGATAAGTCCGATCATCTTGTTTTGAGTCTTGAGTTTTCTACTAGAGGCCTCTGGTTTAACAAGTGGTCCACCATTTTTTTCTTCAAACCAATCTCTAAGTTCTGGATAGATATCCTCGCCCATTGTCAGAAGAAAACTGCTGATAGTGTCACCTCTGTATTTTAGATATGGCCGCATACCATCATACATTGATGCACCTTTGATGTTTCCATAAAGAGAAGTAGTTTCAAATAGACAAAACTCTGTGTTGTATTTCTTATCAAGGAGTTCTCTCAATTCATGAGAACAACATAGAGCTGCAAGAAGTTTACCACCAAGATAATTGAAACCAAATGGTTGAGTAGGAACAATGATAAATCCCATGATGACTCTTTTGTTCCAGATGGGTAGATCTGGAACAGAGCCCAACCAATCATTTCTTGGTTTGGAATTGATCAAGGGAGAACCAAATTTAATGAAACCAACATCTTTACCAGTTGTGGTTTCTTGAACAACAATCTTGGTTGTCTTGCCAGGAGAGTTGTCAGGAGAGAATGATGCCACAATTTCAAGATGGTCATCAAAATAGGCATTTGGTTTAAGACATAACCTAAAGTTCATGTCTTCTGGACTCATAGAATAATCAGAAAACAAATCATCCTCTGGCCCACCAAATAAGGATGTAGGGATTGACTTTACCCTCTCCTTCTTACGAAATCGAAAGTAATCGTCAATTCGATTGAATTTATTAAAGTAGGATGTTACTTTATCAGCTGCAAATATAGCATCTTCTTTACTTAAATTTGGCATTCGACATTATCTCCACTAAACAAGCCATTAGATTAATTTCTTGATCTGCCACAAAAGCAGACTTGTACTGATAGTTTGCAATCACCAGAATAATCGCAGGGATTGATGCTGGTTCGCATTTCTCATACAGTTTATCGTATATCTTACGATACACCTTTTGTGGGTCATTGTCAAGATTATTCACCACCCAAGCACGAACTGATTTGAAGTTCTTAGACTTGAGCGACTCGACCAATTCATTCATGTTAGTGTCACTGATATTTAGCAAAATACCAGAGTCAATCTTTCCAGAAACCGAATATCGTTGAAGCTCGTTCAAAACTCGGCGAAAGTCTGGAAAGTGTTTCATGATCAGTTCTGCAACAACTTTTGGATCAGATTCAATTCCTTCTTCTTTGAGAATGAAATTACATCTCTCCATGAAGTCAGCACACATCTGCTGAGAATCAGATGCAGAATAATCTATGACTGCACACCTTGAATGAATCGGTTCGATAATCCGATTCTTGAAATTACAAGTGAAGATAAAAGAGCAATTGGAAGAGAACTTTTCTATAAATCCTCTCATTGCAGGCTGGACAGAATCTGGCGTCATGTAGTCAGCCTCATCTATGATGACAACTTTTCTACCACCAGACATGGAAACGGAACTACAGTATTGTGTAAGTTTATTCCGAAGCGTATCAATCAATCGACCTTCATCAGATCCATTGACCATCAAATAATCACAATTTAACTCCTTACACAATACTATAGCTGCAGAAGTTTTACCAGTGCCGGCACTTCCACTGAGGATCAGATTTGGTATCTTATCCCCTCCAATTATATCTCTGAAAGTATTTTTGATACTTTCAGGTAAAATCAAATCTTCAACTGTAGAGGGGCGATACCTCTCCACCCATAATATATCATTGTTCATCTAGCCTCCGTAGGTAGATGATGCCTCATTAGCAACCCAATATTGGGTTTTGTCTTGAAGTGAAAATCTAGATATTCCTTTTGACGATATCTCAACATCATAATCAGCAGGAATCATTTTGAAGTTTTCAATTTTAAATATGAATCGAAAACTACTGTTTGCAGTGGCCTCCAGATCTACAAGACCAGCATCTGAGGAATCATTATTTGAATCTATTGCCCTCATGACAATACGATCATTAGATCCACCATTACATTCTACAGATATTTCTGGTAGACTGAGAACATTACCTCTTCTCAAAATCTTATCCAGTTTAGTTTGTGTCAATCTAAATTTGACCTCTGGATCTGGGACTGTTATATTTTTTTCGGGGGGAGTTACAATCATGGAAGGATCACAATAAACATAATTAATGTTATCGTTGTCTGTACCAATACGAACCGACTTCTCACCAAAAACAAAATCTGGATTGTCAAACAATGAAGCAGCCGAGAGAAATCGACTAAGATCATAGATGGCAAAGTCTTGAGGAAATGTTTCCTCAATATCAGTTTGTGCAAGAATATTCTTTTGAACTGATACAGTTCTCAAAGTATTTCCAGCCTTGACTTCAATTGACATATTAATGTCACTAAAGTTTTTCAACATACTAAGTGTCTGTTTACTTATTTTCATAATTTATTGTCCTATTTGGAAATCGATTTTCATGAATGCTCAATGCGATGATACCATAATGAATGACCTTGAGCAAGTCATCCTTATTGAATCCATTCTTCTTACCATAACGCTGGGCATACTTGATAATATTACCTAGGGCAAACCCTTCACCATGCCCAGCGTCTATGATAAACTCAGTAGATTGAATTTTACCAGAAGAATAATGTTGTCCATACGTGCCATCAATATACTCCTTGAGTTCTTTTAGGATTTCTCCCTCATTAAACTTATATTCAATCATCTTAGTTTTTATGGATTATTTGTTTGAAACAATTGTTTCTTTAGAACCTTGACTTCGGTTTTCACTCATATCTTGAATAACCAAATTATCTAAGTCCAAAGTTCCACCTTTAACGTGAGCAACTTTGTGGCCAAGATCATATTTTCCAGAAAATAACTCATCTGGATCAATCTTAGTTCCATCATTCAAAGTGTAACCATCACGTTCAGCGACACACAACTTTTCCATTCTACTACCAGTTCTTTTTGAATCTAGTTGTGTAGAATAATTAGAAACATCAAATCCATAAGATTTATATGCATCAAGTCGCATATTTGCATTTACAGGATCATAACCATTAAGATCCTTAAAGGGAACTGCCACTCCAGAGTCAGCGTAAACAAACTTTGGAGTTTTGTCGTTGTGTAACTCAGATATCATAGAAATGAAATCATTCTTCATTTTATCATAAGATTCAAAATTCTTATTGAGTTTGATCTCTTCTTGAACTAGATAAAACAGATCAAAGAAATATCCGGCCCTGATAAATCTGTCAACCTTTCCCATTTTCTTTGTGAAATTGGTAAAGGATGACTTAAAAGAACCAATGGATTTATCTTCAATAGATCCCCTCTCATACATCTTGTATTTTCGGTTCTTGGCCATTTTTTCATCAATTCCATTAAAGAATTTAAGACAACAAATAGAAATCCAATGATCTAGTTTTCTACGATTAATTTCTGTCTCCTTAAAGAAAGCAGAAAAAGTGTTACTATATTTGTCAGCCAAATCTCTAATGACTGCACAAATGTCACTGTAAACACAGTTAATCTTCTCATATTCATTGAGTGATTCACCACTATTCATTCTTTCAAAGACATCTGAAAGTTGTTCTCTGGAAGCAGCAGTAATCATACAGATTGAATTGAGATTACTATGAAACTTATTCTTCACTAATTCTGGAAGAGTTTCATAGGTATTACTAGTTGAATCTATGAGTACAGGTGGTAGATTAGGGTCAATCTCATATCTTCCATACGGAAGAGTTAATTTACCCTCTACAAATTCTCTAACAGTAGTAGTCCTGTTATTAGAATCTACATTGAGGTATTTGACACCAAGATCATGCCATCGCTGGTAATATTCCTGAGACTCAATGTCACCTTTCAAGGTAGCGTGTTCAAGACACGTTTTAACATTCACTAAAACAAATTTAGAAATGTTAAGATCTACCACACAAGACTCAAGGAATGATTTTTTTTGGTCCTCATTCCATCGTTGTCTTGATTGAAAACTCAAGTCAATCGCAATTGAAACAGCCATATCCAGAAAATCTTTCATAGTAACTGGTACGTCCATTCTTTGGATCATCCTATAGAGCTTTCCTAATTTAGCAGCTTTTCTAACAACCTGCTTTTTCTTCGCTTTTGACCCTGTAGTTAGGGAAACACGAACACGTTTATTAGTCATTTATCTCCTTATGGATATAAAATTAATAACAAATGGAGCGGGTAAGGTGAATCGAACACCTATCATGAGATTGGAAATCTCAGGTAATACCACTATACGATACCCGCCTGAGTGAGTCTCCCTGTGAGACTCACTTATTAAGAATACAGTGTACTATACTATATCCCAAATGTCAAGTCAAAAATTACTCAGATACAATTTTTATTGATCTTTTCTTTTTGCCCTCTGGCACAACTTTTTCCATTGAGATTGTCAGCATGCCATTTTTCATGGATGCATCATTTACAATGACATCATCG